TAGTTCAGGTCAGTATAATGTTGCCATGGGATATGAAGCTCTTAAAGATTTCACGACTGGAAATAACAACACGGCTGTTGGTTATCAAACAGGTCAATCCTTAACAACAGCCGATGATAACACTTTTATTGGTATTTATGCTGGCTACGATGTAACAACGGGAGGTCAGAATACAGTAGTTGGTCGTGGTGCTCTTGGTAATAATCAAAGTGGTACAGGTAATACTATAATGGGATACCAAGCTGCTGGTGGTTCTCATGGAAACTCACATACTGGAAACGCGTTTTTTGGATATAGAGCAGGATTTACCGTTACGACAGGTAATTATAATATTGGAGTAGGTGTATCTGCTCTACAAACAATTACTTCAGGTAATCGTAATGTCGCTATAGGAGCGGAAGCTGGATTTAGAACTAGTACTACTACACAAAACGTATTTGTTGGTGATAGAGCTGGTAGGGAAAATATTGGTAATAATGCCGTAGCGATTGGTTACTTATCTGGTCAATACGCTACTGGTAGTTCTAACACATTCGTAGGTGCTGAAGCTGGTAAAGGTGGAAACTCATCTGCTCCGTATAGTTCAGGTCAGTATAATGTTGCCATGGGATATGAAGCTCTTAAAGATTTCACAACAGGAAATTATAATATAGTAATTGGAAATAATGCTGGTGATGCGATGACGACAACATCAGAAACAGTCATAATTGGTGCTGGTGCAGGTACTGAGATAAACTCAGCAGACTCGGATAGAACAGTTGCTATCGGAAATGAAGCTCTGAGGTTAATGACTTCAGGTGTTCAGAATACTGCAATTGGTGGTCAGGTAGGTTATGATTTAACAACTGCTGATTATGTTACATTACTTGGTTATAGGTCAGGATTTAACATTACCACTGGAGGACAAAATACGTTGGTGGGATATCAATCAGGTGATACCATCACAGTTGGAGAAAATAATGTTATGATTGGGTATAATGCAGATGCAAATGCAACTGCAACAAGTAATACCATCGTAATTGGTACTAATGTAACACCTACGAGTAGTGGTCAAACCATATTGGGCACTTCTAATCAAACATTTACCCTCATAGGTGGTGGTAAAGCTATTTGCAGGGTTGCTGACCATAATATAGCAGCCGGTAATTCTAAAACCATAACATTAGAGCTAGCTGCACATCAAGGTTGGATTAGTGGTATGATGCATGTTGTTGCATCGGATTCCGGTAATAATGGTGGTGGGGTATATCAGGTTTCTTTCTCGGCATTCTTGGATGCTGATGCGACAACATCGGATATAACTCAAACGATAATCCACTCTGATAGGGGACCGGGTAGTAGTAACTACATTGAACTAAACTCGCCGACTGCTGGTACTGGTACTATAAATTGGGTATTGGACAACGACCATAGTAGTGCAATTAATGGTTTGACTATTACGGTTGAAGCATATATGCAAGGTAATCCAATCAGATATCTAAATTTATCAACATCGTAAAAAAAGAAATAAAAAATTGTATTTATAATATTTATGTTATATTTATATAAACTTAAACTAATATAGGAGAATAAGTTATGGCTGAAGAAGCAAAAGTTGTTGAAGCTTCTGATGAAATTAAGTTTTCAGAAGAAGAATTAAAAGAACTCGGTGAGTTACAACAATCATATCAAGATAAACAAGCTCAGTTAGGTCAAATCGCGGTTCAAAAGATTCTTTTGGGTCAGCAGGTTGAGGCAATAGATAACCGTCAGGTAGAACTGGAAAGTGAATATGAATCTGTTCAACAAAAGGAACGTGATTTAGTACAGAAATTAAATGAAAAGTACGGACCTGGTCAATTAGATCCAGAGACAGGTGTATTTACACCAGTACCACCTCAGGCAAATCAAGCTTCTGAAGGTTAATGTGAAAAAAAACCTCTAAATTAAACATTTTGGGGATTTATGGTTATATTTATACTAGAATAATTTTTTTTATTCTAAGATTTAATATAATGAATTAACTAGGAGAAATTCAATGGCAGAAAGAATAGTTTCACCTGGTGTATTTACTCGCGAGAGAGACTTATCATTCTTACCACAAGCAATCGGAGAGATTGGTGCGGCTATTGTTGGCCCGACAGTAAAAGGCCCTGCCTTTGTACCGACACAGATCACATCTTTTCAAGATTTCGAAGAGATGTTCGGTGGACAAGATGAGAGGTTTTATACACCTTACACGGTAGAACAATATTTAAAAAGTGCAGGAGTCGTCACAATAGTGAGGGTTCTTGGACTAGGAGGGTACGTAAAAAGTGCAATAAGGTTGGGGGTAGTGACCGGCTCGGCTAGTGCGGGTAACATTGCGACTTCGTCGTTCACAGTTTTGGCCCCATCAGCCGGTGCACCTGCATCTTTTGCTGATTTCAGCGGTTCTTCATTGACCGGTGATTTTGCATCTTTTACATTAACTGTATCTGGTAGTGCTGGATTTACAGAAGTAGAAACATACGATTTATCATTCGACACAGGTAGTTCGAATTACATCACAAAGGTGATAAGTTCAGACCCTTTATCTGAAAAGAGTGGTAATTCTAACTCATCGGTCTATGTTTACAAGAACTGGAGTCGACAACCAGCAGTTTTAGTTCCTCACGGTAACAAAAATTTAACCAGTGCCAGTATAGATATTGAAACCTTAAATTTCATCGATGGTGCTAACACAATCGATAATGATGGAAATGAATCAACCGATTGGGATGGTAATAAGGATTTCCAAACTGCGAGAACACCTTTCATACAATCTCAACTACTCGGTGGTGATAGGTTTAAATTATTTAGAATTTATTCAAGGTCACATGGTTCAAATGTAAATTCTGAACTGAAGATTGGAATCAGAGATATAAAATCAGCTGATGATATCGCAGGTTCTGATTATGGTACATTTTCCATAGTAGTAAAGGTAAATAATCCAGGTGGTATCGATGACGATACGATATTGGAACAATTTGATAATCTGACGTTTGATTCTGAATCACCTAATTATTTTGCCAAGAGGATAGGTGACCGTCATGTAACTATTGACGCTAACGGTAAACTAACTTTCTTTGGAACCTTGCCTAACCTAAGTAAACATATTAGGGTGGGCGATTATAACTCCAAAACAACCGGAGAAAATAATCTGGCGAGACATCCCAAGGAAGTCGTCCCTTTTGGTTTCGAGGCTCTATACAATACGGTGCCTGATACTTCTGAGACAGGTTCAATACCAGCCGCTGTTTATGTAACAAACCAAACAAATGATAACAACGTCTACGATGGTAATATTTTCTATGGTTTCGACTTCACATCAAAATTCATTAGGGATGATAACGCTAACTATTTAGCTCCAATCCCTTTTCCAGCTCAATTTGGAAATAATGTGTCGATGAGTCTTGATTTACAAAGCGGTAGTGCTGAAGCTAATCCCAACGGAGAATCCACATTTGCTGATGAAACTGAAGGAATTTCTTTGACTAATTCAACATTAGCTCAAAGAAAGTTTATGGTTCCATTGCAATGGGGATTTGATGGAAGAAATCCTGCCACACCTTTCAATGTTGGTACTCAGATTACATCAACCAACACACAAGGATTTGACCTTTCAAGTTCAACATCTAGTGGTAGTTTGGCTTACAAGAGGGCGATTAACGCAATCAGTAATCCTGATGAGTTTGATATAAATCTATTAGTAACACCAGGTGTTATACATAGATTACATTCGAATATCACAAATCACGCGATATCAAAGGTTGAATCTAGAGCCGATGCCCTTTACATAATGGATTCCGCAGCTTATAACGATTCCGTTGAGACTGTATTGGACACGGTTAAAAACCTTGATACCAACTATGTCGCGACCTATTACCCTTGGGTAATGATACCCAATCGAGATAGTTCGATACCAGTATGGGTTCCACCATCAGTTGTGTTACCTGGCGTGATTGCTTTTAATGACCAAGTTGCTCATGAGTGGTTCGCACCAGCAGGATTGAATCGTGGTGGGTTGACATCAGTACTAGAAGCTAAAACAAGGTTGACCCATAGTGAAAGAGATGATCTCTACGAAGGTAGGGTCAATCCAATCGCTTCTTTTCCTGGTCAAGGTGTGGTTGTTTTTGGTCAAAAGACCTTACAATCCAAACCATCGGCATTGGATAGGGTTAACGTTCGTAGATTATTGATTTCGTTAAGAAAGTTTATCGCGAGCTCCTCAAGGTTCTTGGTGTTCGAACAGAATACACAGGCTTTAAGGAATCGTTTTCTCAACATAGTAAATCCTTTCCTAGAACAGGTACAATCCAATAGTGGATTAAGTGCCTTTAGGGTCGTGATGGACGATACGAATAACACACCTGAGGTGGTTGATAGAAACCAATTGGTGGGTCAGATATTCATCCAACCAACAAGGACTGCTGAGTTTATCATATTAGACTTCGTGGTACAACCAACAGGTGCTACTTTTCCTGAATAAGTTGAAGTGACAACAATAAAAAAACCCCTCTAACGAGGGGTTTTTTGTTTTAATTAAAAATTTGTTTATTTGATATTTATTTATGAATAGAAATAAACGGACTTTTAGGGAGATTAGAATGGCTACATTAGACCCTTCAGAAATTATGTTTACACCGTTTGAACCGAAAACAAAGAATCGGTTCATCATGTACATTGAAGGAATACCAGCATACCTTGTGAAAGCTGCAAATAGACCAACAATACAATTTGAAGAAATTGTTTTAGACCACATCAATGTCAAAAGATATATAAAGGGTAAAGGTGCTTGGCAACCGGTTGATATAATGTTATACGATCCTGTTGTCCCAAGTGGAGCCCAAGCTGTGATGGAGTGGGTTCGTTTATCACATGAGTCAGTCACAGGTCGTGACGGTTACTCGGATTTCTATAAAAAAGACGTAACGTTCAATCTGTTAGGGCCTGTAGGTGATGTTGTTGAGGAATGGGTTTTGAAAGGTTCTTATATTGAACAGGCGAACTTCGGTGAGTTGGATTATGCAACCTCAGACCCAGCTGAGATTACATTAACGTTGAAGTACGATTACGCAATCTTACAATTCTAAGGAGTAGAAATGAGTTTCATAAAAGAAATGTTATCTAGTGATGCTAAGATATCATCTAAGAGGACGGTTGGTTTTGCAGCATTTTTTATGTTGATTTGTAGTTGGGGTGCCGATACCTTTACTGCTTTCGAAGTCAAGGACAAGATATTGGAATGTTTTATGTACATCTCGGTAGTTGGACTTGGTGTTACTGCGGCTGAAAAGTTCGGTAAAAAATAAAATAGTTTTACAACAAAATTAGTTATATATATTAATACAAACAAAGGAGTCATACATGGCGGAATATAAATTCCCTACCGAGGTGGTTGATTTACCATCCAAGGGTCATTTCTATGTCGAAGGTCATCCCCTATCCAGTGGTAAGGTAGAAGTTAAATACATGACCGCAAAAGAGGAGGATATACTAACCTCTCAAAATCTGATACAGCAGGGGACTGTCATTGATGTTTTGTTACAATCCCTAATCGTTGACAAAACAATAAATGTTCAAGAATTACTCATAGGTGATAAAAACGCCATCATGGTGGCTGCTCGTATTCTTGGTTATGGTAAGGAGTATGAGTTCGAATATGATGATGAGGAACAAAAAATCGACCTGACCGAAATTGAAGCTCAACCAATAGATTTCAGTAAACTTCCGAGGGGTAAAAACGAGTTCGAATTTGAACTACCAACCTCGAAAAGAAAAATAACTTTTAAATTACTCAACGGTAAGGATGAAAAAAATATCGAAGCTGAAGTTAAGGCGTTAAGGAAGATTTCAAAGGATAGAAGTTCTGAACTAACTACTAGACTAAAAACAATATTATTATCTATAGATGGTAACTCTGATAAATCACATATAATAAATTTCGTAGAAAATGAATTTTTGTCAAGAGATTCGCTAGCTTTTAGGCAATATTTAAATACAATCACACCAGATTTAAATATGACAACCACTATAATTAATTCTAGTGGAAAGGAGATGAAGGTGACAATTCCAGTCACCGTACGATTTTTTTGGCCTACCACCTGAATATAAACTTCAGTTACATGAAGAAATATTTCAATTAATCCTACACTCCAAGGGTGGGTTTACATTTTCCGACGCATATAATCTACCTATTTATCTACGTACATTTTATCTGAAAAGACTTCAAAAGTTCTATAAAACAGAAGCTGAAGAGTTCAAGAAAGAGATGAATAAATATAAAAAGTGATATTTATTATTGAGTTATAATACTTAATTTTATTTGGAGATTCATAATGCCTAATTACAAAAAAGTTAATGAAGGGGTGGTAGACAGATTTATCACTGCAGTTTTTAAAAAAATTGGAAGTGGAGTTGAATCTAGAGCCATATCTCAAATAAAAAAGAAAGATCCTGAGCTGGCAAAACAAATGCAAAAAATCAAAGATGCCAGAAAAGATTTAGAAAAAACATTATCTAAAAAATTATCTAGTAAAGAAAAAAAACAGATGGCTAATAATGAAATACCAGATTTTATCAATCAGTATTTAAAGTAGGAAAACTTTATGGCTAAGAATGTCGGTGGAGCGAGAATAAGTAATGAAGCATATCAGAAAGAACTAGAAGTTCATGCTGAATTACAAGAAGACCTTGCCCACCAGCTAGCGAAACGATATCAAAAAGTAAATGATTTAATAAAAGAACAAGGAACTCTTGAAGCTTTTAACAATGGCTTATTAAAAGAGAGGGATTTAATTGCTGGACAATTAAAAGATAAACAAGAGGGAACAAAGGATTTAGCTCTAGACGTTATCGCTTCAAATAAAGAACAGGTAAACCAACAGAAAAAATTAGGTAAAGCAGTAAACGAGATATTTCCTGGTGCTATGTCATTTGCAACATCAGTTGAAGATTCCGCTAGAGGTATGGCAGGAATCTTAGGGCCAGCCTCTATGGCAGTAGCAATCTTTATTGCATTGGCAAAATTTGCATTGGATTATGGAAAGGCAATAGCAGACACGAGAAAAGAATTGGGTATTTCAGTTGGTGAGGCCGCCAAATTAAATGCTCAAAATAGACTTTTGGGAATACAAGCAAAAGCTTTTGGTTTAGAGTTACAAGATGTGACAGAGGCTCAAGCTGCAATACGAAGAGATTTGGGTGCAAGTGTACAAGAATCAGTTAAGTTAAGTTTAAATTTTGCTAGAACATCTGCCGCAACTGGTCAATCTGCAGAAGATTTGACAAAAACATTATCTATAATGGAATCGATATCGAGTGCGAGTAGAGATGTTTTACTAAATCAAATTAGGGCAAACGCCGCTATGATTGAAGCCGCGGGTGTTGCTCCAGCACTAGTGATGAAAGATATCGCAGAAAACTCAGAGTTTTTTGCTCAGTTTGCAAAAGATGGTGGACAGAATCTAATACAAGCAGGTGTTGCTGCTCGAAAACTCGGATTGGATATGAGTGCGGTATCTAGTATTACAGAGTCGTTGTTAGATTTTGAAACATCTATTGAAAAATCAATGGAGGCTTCCGTATTACTAGGTAGGCAAATCAATACCGATAGGGCCAGAATGTTGGCGATTCAAGGTGACCAAGAAGGAATGATGGATGAAATACTCAGACAGGTTGGTGGAGAAGCCGAGTTTAATAGGTTAAATGTTTTACAGAGGAAGGCTTTGGCAGAGAGTGTCGGTGTCAACGTGGAACAATTATCAAGACTTGTAAAAAATAATCAGGCCGCCGCATCAGGTCAGATAGCCGCAGCCGGTGGTCAAAGCAATATGGAGAAATTGACAGGTCATACGAATGAACTTTTAGGTGACATTCGTAGCAATGGTAAAAAATTAATCAATACATTAGGATAAAATAATGCCAATCGTAACTAATAATAATGAAGATGATTTAGACAAGAGAACTTCTAATCTCGGACCGGGTGGCAGTGGTGGTAGTAATCACCCAACCGGCCCTAATAATACGCCATCATCTGGTCATATCCCATCCACAGCTGAGGTGACTCCTCCGAGCACGGTCGAACAGATTGAGGCCGCACAAAACGCAGGTATAACGGGAACACCACAGAGAAGAGGAGTACCTGGTGAATCAGAGATACCCCCTAATGTTCCTCCACCACCGTCAAGACCACCAATCGTTGATGTGAGAACACCACCACTTAGACCATTCGATGTATTTGGTGAGATGGGCAAGTCCGAAATAAGGCCTAAACCAGAGATAGGAGTGAATTTTTTTCTGGATATCGATAGTGATGGTTTTTCATTGAACAAAAGTAGACTTGACACAGATTTTAAATTGAACGACTTCGGAGAACCGAAAAGGGAACTCATCAACATACTTGATAAAAAAGGAGACTTTTCACAGGTATATACTTCAACAGATAAAGCCGGTGAAGTTTTTAGAAACGAATCTTTGATTGAACAAAAAGACTTTCCAACGACATTATTCTTAGATAGAAAAGGTGACTTTGTTCCAAAGTTCAATGAGAGAATAACAGCACCGACCACATTTTTCGCACCATCAAGGTTGATTGAATTATCCGAGACAAGGATATTCGATGGTAATAAGACACTTGACGATTATTACGAAAGGGTTGATAACACTAGAGACCGTCTAAGTATAAGAAGAACAAGAGGTGGTGGTGATGGTGATGTCCCAAGAGTCATTAGAAAAATAGGAGAGCGATGGGGTGAGGACACTTTCAACATACCTTTCAATGTTTCTGATAAATTACAGCAGATAGTTGATGGAACTAATGATATTGCCGAGGAGTTGCTCGGAAGGAATCCCGCCGTCTACATAGACAAGTTTCAATCCGAGGTAACAAGATTATCACCGTTGTTGACATCATTTTACACCTTGAAACAATCGGCTCTTCAAAAGAGGGCACCGTTTAAGTATCCAACATCAGTAAAATATTCTTTTAACAATAGTAGTGGTTTGAAAAATATAACGATTGAATCCGAACTCACATCATTGTATCAGGAATCTTCAACTTTGATTGACCCTAGGGGGTACAATCCGTTATCTATATTCAGTGCACCGGGTGTCTTCCATATCAACAGACACTCCACGATACTTGACCCCATCACATTAATTAGAAAGGCACCTATCGGAGCGTTGGCGTTAGCTGGTATCGCAGGGCATGTCAGTGCCGGAGCAATCGCCGCAGCGGCTAAACAATCACCCAAAGTAGTAAAAAATGTTATTGAGATTGGTAAAGCTGGATTGGGTGTAATCGGTGGTGCGATTGCAGGTATGAATCTCGATAAGTCACCTTTATTTCAGAGTGATTCTAAATTCGGTAAGTTCCTTGGTTCGTTGGGCAATAGTGCGAAGAATATTACCTCGTCTATTACAAAGATAGATTTTACAAAATTTTCGACCAAGGGTCTAATCAACGGTCAGTTCGCAAAGTTCGGTGCAATAGACGCACCGTTATTGCAGGCAGGAGCGAAACTCGTAGGTGGAGCATTAGAGACCGGTGTCAAAATCGCCCAGGCAGGTGCGGAGTTCGCACGAGATACCGCTGGTGAAATAATCAACGCAACGGGTAAGGCCGGTAAAGCCGCGTTATCCAAGGTAGATTTAAGGGCATTCGCCAACGTTGGTGTTGATTACGTCAATCTGATAAAGTATGGTATGACTGAATACGAGGGCAAGAGTTACGATAGACTCGACCTCATTCCGTTCAAATTTCATGACATCAGACACGACGCCCCAATAGTATTTAGAGCCATACTGAGTGGTATAACAGATACATTTACACCGGAATACTCAACCGAGAGGTATGTGGGTAGACCAGATAATGTTTACGTCTATCAAGGAACCGATAGGGAGATTAGTTTTACTTTCGATACCTATCCGAAGTCAGACGTAGAACTTATCACGTTATGGCAAAAAATAAATTACCTCGCCGGTTTAACCTACCCACATATATCAGCGCCTGGACCAGATGGTGGTAGAGCGATGATATCACCATATACGAGACTAACAATCGGTGAAATGTACAACGAAGCACCTGGTGTGATAACAGGTTTAACAGTCACCGTCATGGATGAAACAACATGGGAGACAGATTTTGCTAAATTACCGAAATACTGTCAGATATCCGTCACCTTTGCCTACATTGGTGATAAGGTTATGAGTGCTGAACAACAGCTATATGACCTACCTAGTGTTCCATCGGTAGAGTATAAAACCTCTTTGAAATCACCAGTAGGTGAAGCACTTCAATTTTTAAAAACAGGTGATACATCGGCCGGTAGGATAACCGCGTTCTCAAACGTGTTTAACGATCCGAATAAATCGAAAAAAGATACGATTGCCTTTGGAACCAAAGCCGCTAGAAAACTTCTTGGAGACTTTGGGTTGGGTTAACATGAAGAGATACGGAACCACAAAAATCAAAATAGATAGGGACGGTAAGAGGGTTTATGGGACTACAAACTATCCTGATATACCGTTAGATAATGCGGACAAGCTTTACACCACAACGAAGGGTGAACGAATAGAAAACATCGCTTTTTCATTCTACGAGGATGTGAGTTTATGGTGGATTATAGCAAAAGCGAATGGAATCCGTGGTAGGGTGGCATTTAAATCAGCTGAGGTAATCAGAATACCAGGAAACGTTTCATCCATCATTGCGAGATTTAAAGAATTGAATAGATAAAATGATAAACCTAACACCAATTGCCAGACAAATTCAAAAAAAGCTATTTGAAAAAATAGATGCTCTCGGTAAGGAAAAAAAATATCCTAACAACGTATCCGATGATGTCCTAACCCAATCCGATATGATGACACGCACAACGTTTATAAAAATGGTGTCCGAGCAGGAAAAACCTGTAATTCTAATGGGTGGCGAATTGGTTCCATCCGCTACAGACTCTGAGGGTTTTGGTGTACTAGGCTCATCATTTCCATTGCAAAACGCAGTGGGTTATGATAGTATATATGGCCCTAAAGCTATTTCTAAACCAAAGGACTTTGATGATTTGGATTTTGATGAACAAGATGCTCTGGCCGACACAATTAATAATGAAAAAAGAAGACCGATACCTGGTATAAAATCAATTG